GGATATCGATATGGACCTGACCGGCTTTTCTGTTAAGCAGCTGGATAATCTGCTGGCGGATGTCCGCACCGAAAGAGTCGAGGATGACCACTTCGATGCCGCGACTGTAGCGGAGAACATCATAGAGCCAGTATCAAAACGTGGAGATATATGGCAGCTCGGCAGGCATCGGCTCATGTGTGGGGACAGCACCTGCAAAGCGGATGTATCCCGGTTGATGGATGGGAAGTCAGCAGCCATGATATTTACGGACCCACCGTATAACGTAGATTATCAGGGCTGTACTAAAGATAAGCTCAAAATTCAAAACGACAATATGCCGACGGAGGAATTCAATCAGTTCCTGGCGTCGGCTTTTTCGTGCCTGTATTCAGCAGCGCAGCCTGGCGCTGCAATCTATGTCTGTCATGCAGACAGTGCTGGCAGTGATTTCCGGAAAGCTTTGGACGAATCCGGATGGTCTATCCGGCAATGTCTCATATGGGTGAAAAACCAGTTTGTACTTGGTCGTCAGGATTATCAATGGCAGCATGAGCCAATTCTATACGGCTGGCGTCCGGATGGGCCGCATCGATTTTTTGGTGGCCGTAAGCAAGGCACCGTTTTTGATGGAGATTCACCGGTAGTGCTGCAGGCGGATGGAGACAACACCTTGATATGCATTACGATTGGCGCGGAGCAGCTGGTTATACGCGCAAAGGAGGCTGAGGTCATATCGCAGGCTGACGATGCGCTCATGACGACATGGCGTGTTGAGAAGCCTATCCGCAATGGCGAGCATCCGACCATGAAGCCTATACCGCTTTGTGCGAGGGCCATTCAAAACAGCAGCCGTCCGCAGGAGATTGTGTTGGACAGTTTCGGCGGCAGTGGCTCAACGCTCATGGCGGCAGAGCAGACAAACCGGGTATGCTACACCATGGAATTGGATCCGATTTATGTAGATGTCATTCTAAAACGCTGGGAAACTTATACGGGGCAGAAAGCCGTGAAGCTTCCCAGCGTTTAATTTTGTATAGAAAAAAGACAGGTGCTTTTGGCACCTGCCGGCGAACTGGCGCGGAAACAGCAGAGAGAAGGTTTACTGGACGGTAAAAACTAAGCTGTTGTTTCCGTACAAGTGTTCGTTAATCTTTATTATACAGGAGATTAGCGGATATGACCAGTCGAAAATTTAAGATTCCAGAAAATCAAGAGGAACTTTTGACTGCCTACGCTGCTGAACAGGAAGGCAAAGTTCAGGAATCTAAAGATAAGTACCGCAAAGTCGTACAGGCGGGCATAGCAAAATGGATTGCAGATTTTCAGAGAGGGAATATCGTCATAAATTCAGTGTCAGATTTGCGGCAACTCATTGAGCTGGACCTAGAATTGCAACGAAAATGACGGTTATAGCTATAAGGATGGTGGTGACTATGTAATGGCCAGAGCAAGAAATCCTAAGCGAGATGAGGCTCTGCGGCTATATATGGATAGCAGTGGTGTGCTGAAATTAAAGGATATCGGTAAGGAGTTGGATATCCCGGATAGTCGTATCCGTAAGTGGAAGGTGGAAGACAAATGGGATGAGAAAATAAAGGAGCGCTCCTTTTCAGGCAATCGGAGCGCTCCGATTGAAAGGGAGCGTAAACCGAAAACAGGAGCACCTTATGGGAATAAGAATGCAGCTGGCCATGGTGCTCCTAAGGGCAATAAAAATGCTGTGGGAAATCATGGCGGAGCTCCGAAAAAGAATACGAATGCAGTTACTACAGGTGAGCACCAGACTATTTGGCTGGATGTTATGGATGCCGATGAGCAGGCTATGTTTGCCTCTATTAGTACAGATCCTCTGGTGCAGATTGATGAGGATATCCGGCTGCTGACTTATCGCGAGCGCCGGATGCTCACCTACCTTAATGACCTAAAAGCGAAAAAAGATTTATCTGAGCAAAAAGATGTCTATGAAATGCAGATGAGACCTGTCATCACGGAAGTCTACGATGAGGCCACGGGTACCGTCCGTAAGACAAAGATTCATCAGCGTCAGAAGGTACTGGTTGAGCAAACGCAGACGACGAAGATGCTTATTGATAAAATCCTTCGAATAGAGGAGGCACTGACTCGGATCCAGGAGAAAAAAATCCGGGCCATTGAGAGCAAACACAGGATTTTATTAAATCCTACAAGTGCAGATAAAGGCATGGCGACTCCGGTGCAAATCGTAGATGATATAGATGGTGATGGTGAAATATGACTGAGGCTTACAGGCTGACAAATCTGATTGCTCCTTCATTTTATAATCTGCATCGTGATGTTAAGCATCATAGGCATACGCATTATTGGCTCGCAGGAGGTCGTGGCTCAACGAAATCCTCTTTCATCGGTAGTGAGATTCCACTTGGGATGATGCAGCATCCAGAGCGAAATGCAATATGCTTTCGTAAGTATAGTGCATACCTTTTGGATAGTGTATATCCGCAAATCATTTGGGCTATTTATCAGATGGGAGTTGCGCATCTGTGGCGCCAAATGAAATCGCCCTTGCGGCTTATTTATACGCCGACCGGGCAAAAAATAATTTTTCGTGGTCTTGATGACCCGATAAAATCAAAGTCTATCAAGTGTGAAAAAGGTTATTTTGCCTATGTGTGGTATGAGGAAGTCGCGGAGCTTGAGTCTATGGCGGCTATCGATGTAATCAATGCATCACTCCTACGAGGTGGAGATAAGTTTTGGGTATTTTACTCATTCAATCCGCCAAAATCAAAGAATGCTTGGGTAAACAATGAGATAACGTTACCACGTCTGGATCGTGTAGTCCATAAGAGCACTTTTGAGACGGTGCCAGCAGAATGGCTTGGTGAACAATTTTTAGTTGAAGCGGCCTACGTCCGGGAGCATAATCCAGATAAATATCGCTGGATGTACGGCGGGGAAGCCATTGGTACGGGCGGTGAGGTATTTCGGAATGTTACCTTGCGCGAGATTCCTCGCGAGGAAATTCTTGGATTTGATGATTTGCGGCGTGGCCTAGACTGGGGATATGGTGCGGATCCATTTGCGTATTTGACTGGTAACTATGACAGGAAACATCATCGGCTTTGGCTGTTTTATGAAAAATATGGCTTAAATGTGAGCAACCGCAAGGCTGCTGAATTTATCCACGAAGAAAATATCTTGAACCAACTGGTATACTGCGATAATTCTGAGCCAAAATCCATCAGCTATCTACAAGACCATGGAATAAATGCGTTGCCGTGTGATAAATATAATGGCAGTCGAGAAGAGGGCTATGCCTTTATGTCAGATGATATCGAAGAAATAATTATAGATCCGGTACGTTGTCCGAATGCAGCGAGGGAATTTGTGGGATATGAACTGGAGCAGGATGCCTACGGAAATTTTAAAAGTAAGTATCCAGATAAGAACGATCACACGGTCGATTCCACACATTATATGCTCAACGATGATATGACGTCTGGTTTCAAGCCTTCAGCAGGACGGCATCATCTTTTCTAATTTTTGTGAGGTGGTTTATATATGCTGGCAAATGCAATGATAACAGAGAATTCATACCAGCTTTTGTATGATGCCTATACAGGGAGCGGCGGTTTTGTTGATGGTAGCTACCTGTTTCGGCATAAACGGGAGGATGATGAAGATTTTCTTAAACGTAAACGGATGGCACGGTATTCAAATTTTGTTAAAGTTATCGTTAATGCACTGACAAATCCTATTTTTAAAAAGACGATTGTCCGGGATTTTGAAAGCAATAAGATGATGGAAGATTTTATGGATGACGTTGATGGAAAAGGCACACCTATCAATGTATTTGTAAAACGTGCAGCCAAGTGGGCACGTGTATATAGCAGAGTCTTTATTGTAGAAGATAATTATACTGCAGAGCAGATGGTTGGAAACAAGGAAGATGCTATGCAGAACCGCCAATTTCCATATTTATATATTGTGCGTCCAGATCAAGTCGTAGATTATACCTGCGATAAGAATGGACGCTTTTTGATGTTTTCATATAAGGTTCGTGCGAAGATGAGCAAGAACGACTTAAAAGCGAACAGTAGCTATGAGGAATGGACTTGGACACCAGAAACATGGTCTTGCAAAACGGATGATAAGTTTGTTAGTGAAGGGGAAAACAGTATTGGCATTGTGCCGGTAGTTGCGCTCTCTGCGTCCGATGAGCAGGAAGATAATCCGTTGCCAGTGCCAGACATGCTACATATAGCGCGGGCTAATCGTGATATCTATAATCGAGATAGTGAAAAGCGTGAAATCCTGCGTAATCAGTGCTTTCCTGTGTTGGTTTATCCAATGACCGTACAAATGGCAGCGCAGGCACGTCAAAAGGATGAAAATGGCAATGAAATCGGCTTGGAGATTGGTACGAATAATATGCTCAATGTTGATGCTTCGTCCGGGGCCATGCCAGATTTCATTGCTCCACCTATGGAACCGGTCAATGTACTGCAACAAGAGATAAAGGATATCATTGATGATATGTTTCGCCAGGCGGGGCTTACCAGTGTTTTGGCTATTCAAACAAAGCAGTCCGGTGTGGCCAAGCAGTGGGATTTTGAAGAAACCACAAATATTCTAGCGGATATGGCAGAGAATTGTGAGATGGCAGAGACCGGTATATTCCATCTGTTCGAAGCTTGGACAAAAACAGAAGTTAGAGATCTTAAAATAAAATACCCTCGTAATTTTAATATCACAGATGTTTTGGATGAGTTGGATAAGGCACAAAAAATGAAGGATCTTGCTGTAGGCGGTCCAGTCGTGGAACGTGAGATAAACCGCAAGGTCACAGAAGTTTATTTTGCTGATATCGATGATAAACGGTATGAGGAGATTACGAAAGAAATTGAAAGCATGCCGGATGATCGCAGTATGGTACAGTCTGAGGAGTAAGCTATGGCAGGAGATTTTAAACAGGGGACCTTTAAGCATGAGGTCCGGGAAATATTAAAACAATATAAAGTGGCCTATGATGCAGCTGCGGAATTGCTCATTGAAGGCATTTTGCAACGTGTGAATGATGGTGTGCCAGTCTCCAAAGCAGTTGCAGCCGCTTTGAAGGATACGGACTTTCAAGGGCAGTATCAGAAGGCTGTCACAAATGCCATATATTTAGCGGCATGTGCAGGGTTCGGTGTGCTGCCGGAGAACATTACAGATCAGGCGGCTGCAGCTATAAAACAAAAATTATTGTCGGAGAGCTGGACACCTGACGAGATGCTGTTATCAGACCGTCTGCACACGCTGGATGTAAAGAATAAAGCTGTGCAGGTCATTCGTACTTCAATGCAAAAATTGCAGTCTATGAAAGAAATGGCGCTCGAACTGTATGATGGTTATGCGAGTGGGAAAGGCATTGTTGTGCCGGCGAAGTTATCGCAGGAGGTTTCAAAACTTTATGAGTTGGCACTGCAGGCAGCGCGAGGTGATGCAAGCCTTGTAGAAGAAGTACGAAAACGGGCACAGTATTTGCAGAATCATGTAGATGCGTTGTCTACTGAAGGCTTGCGCGCTGCCTATAGGGATTTTGTCCAAGCATGTTGCAAAGAAAAATTAAAGGAAGGTGTGATAACAAGGGCCGCGAGGGTGGCTATACAAGAAAAGACTCGATATTATGCGGAACGTATCGCTCGGACAGAAGCATCGCGTGCCTGGTTTGATGGTTATGTTGCTGAACGGCAGGAAAATCCTGATATATGGGGATACCGCTGGCGCTTGTCTAGTCGACATCCTATCTATGATCAATGCGATGTGTGTGCGCATATGGATGTCGGATATGGTCCAGGCTTTTATCCAAAAAATAAAGTTCCCAGTATCCCGCGGCATCCACACTGTATGTGTATGCTGGAGGATGTTTTTTCATGGGAACAGGACGGAAATAAAATTCAGCCGGCAGGTGCGCGGAAATATCTTGATAGTTTAAGCGATGGGAAGAAAATGAGCCTTTTCGGTGCGGATGGATTGGAGCAATATGAAGCTGGTGCAGATTGGCAGCAACTCCTGCGTGGATGGGATGGATTTGAAAAACCGCGATCACGGCTTGACAGGAAGGACTTTGAGTTGAAGGACGTGGATAGTAATGGTAAAATGAAATCAGGGAGTGAAATATCTTTGGAGCAAGCCAAGAATCGTGATCACAAAATTGAAATTACTGATATTGCAATAGATAAGGTGCCTTATATGAATATTCCTGGATTACCTATAGCTGTTAGTGAGACTATCCAGGCGGAGCACAAATCCTTGCTTCATGTTGCAAAAGAAAAAAATAATAGCGATGAGGTTCTATCTATCTTAACATTTGATGGTTCACGTAAAGCTGTGATTCTTGGTGATGAATTTAGTGTGGATCCTTCGAATGATTTAGAAGCGCAGAGTATATTTATGACTGCAGGTAGAAAAGAGATTTTGTATCTGCATAACCATCCGAGTACGAATAAATTTTCTTTGGCCGATATAATGACATTTATTCGTTATGGACAGATTGGGTTGATTTCTGTTGTTACAAACCAGGGTGAAATATATCTGTTGCATAAAACAGCAAACTATGATTATAATAAGCTTAAGAAGATATTTGGTGAGATTTATTTGCAATATAATGTTGGTCGAATTAGCCATAATGAGGCAGTAAAGCAGTTCTTGAAGTCTTGTAGTGAGGGGGGAGTATATTATGAAAAATCAAATTAAGGTTCCTGGTATTCAGGATAAGATGACAAAAAAAGAAATGGATATAATGTTTTCTGACTTGATGAAAAGTGAAAGTGATATGGGCGATTTTCGTAATATCAGTACTCCTAGAAGAGTCTCAAAGACCAGGAAGGCTAAGTCTCGGCGTGCGGTTATTTAATAATCATGTTAACAGAAGCACTCAGCGAAAATGTTGAGTGCTTTTCTTATGCCTTATGTGATTTAACGTGTGATTAATATGTTAGTATCAGCCATTATGAGAAGTAAGAGTGTCCATCCAATCATATAGGTTCCCCATATAATATTTTCTAACCAACAAACAAAAGGCCCATTATATTTAGGATGAAAAATACTGTAAGCGACAAACATGTCGCTAGTAAAAAGTAAGATACCAGTCATAGATGCCATTGTAGCTACATGAGGAGCAAATTCTCTGTAACCCGTTGTTGCTAATGTCCATGATGACGCAGAGAGTATAAGGCCAAATACGATTGTGCCCAATTTAATCTTTTTACTATCGACATAATGTTGTAAATTATAGAATACGATAAGAAATATTACTAGAAACGGTAGAGCAAATAATTTATTTTGAAAATCGAAATTTTGATTAAATGCATAAAATATCGAAAGATAAGTGGGAATAAAAAATATTATACCTAATATAGATTTTTTATTAAAGAAACAGCAATCAGCGATAAATGTAAAAGCAAATGCGACAATTATGTAGAAAAATGAGTTTTTGGATGGGATGTCCAGAATATAAATATAGATAGAAAAAAGAAACATTGAAGAACGAATAATTAGTTTGACATATTGGGCAGGAAATTTATTTTGGAATTTTTTATGAAAGAAAAAAATCCAAATAGTTGAAATGGTATACACAAGCAATATAATTACTTGTAATATATTCATATTTTGAGCCTCCTACTAATGTGGATGTTTCGAGATAAAAAAATGAAAACCCTTTAATTCTAAAATTTTTGTAAAAGAAAAAGCTTCCTTACAGCGGGGATGCCAAGTAAGGAAGTTTTTCCGATAATGGGACTTATGTATTTTTTGCAATAACGGCACCGAGAACGGCACCGACAATGCCAGCGGTAATGACCTCTCCTTCGGAATGCGAATCGGATTTGTATTCACGGTGGTGTGGATGAGGCGGTGGATAATCAAATGGGTGAGCTTCAGCAGCAACCCCGCCGAATATGCTTGTAGCTAATAGGGTGCAAAGAGTCAATGACAGAATTTTTTTTGATTTTATAGTTAACATTTCAACCGCCTCTTTCCAAAAGATTGAATCGTTTTGATTTGATATTTATAATATAGCAGGTCGTAATTAGAAAATAATTTGAAATAAATGAGAGTTTCATTAAAAAATGGTATTTAGCAAAAATTTATAGTAATATGCAGGCCGCAGCCGCAAGGTATGCGGTTTTTTTGTTGCAAAAATAAGATTTAGAGAGGTGAGTATCGATGCATAGGGCACGTGACTGGCCTGAGATGGAGAGACGTATGGTATTTTATCCTTAAAATTTGGAGGTTATAGAAAATGAAGAAAAATGTTCTGATTGATTTGAAAGAAAAGAGGATAATTAAGTCAATCTTATTTGATTTACAGCGCTTTGATGATCCAGGGGATGGTGGCGGTGGTGATGTTACACCGAGAAGTCAGGAAGATATCCTTACAGCCCTGCAGGGATTAGATGAAGGTGATTCGTATATTGCTGGATTAAATCACATTCTGTCCGAAGGTAGTAAAACGCAGGGAGAACTCACTAAGCTCAAGTCAAAAATTACTAAATTGACGAAAGCCAGCGAAGGTATTACAAAAGAGCGTGACTCTGCTGTCGGCAATTTTAATAAATTGCTCGATTTTAATGGGATTCCGGTCGATACGGAGGACTTGGACGCGGCGCTGGAGGAATTACGTGAGCAGCAGAAGACGAAAAATAAGGGTGAAGTTGATGTTGCGCTTTTACAGAGTAAAATTAATGATTTGATGCGTAAAAGCAAAGGAATTGAAAAAGAACGTGATGATAATAAGAGCTTGGCGGATAAGCGTTTATCACGTATTCAGAGTATTATTCGTGATTCTTCGGTTGAAAATGCTTTGAAAAATAGTGGAGCTTTGGAATATGAAGCGCTTGTTCCAATTTTCCGTGATAGGGTGCAAATTCTTGATGATGAAACACCGGTGTACCCACTGGATGACGGAAGCCATGTAACGGTTGCGGAAGGTGTGAAGATGTTTTTTGAGAAACATCCACGGCTTTTGGCCAATAACCAGAATCCAGGCGCTGGGTCTGGTGGAGGTGCTCCGGGTAAGGTGGATTTCAACAAAATGTCCCAAAAGGAATATGAAAAGTTCCGCAAAGAGGGCAAAATTTAACTTTTAGAATGTGAGGAGATAAAATCATGAATAAAATTAATTTTGATTTGCAAAGATTTGATATTTCGGGTACCAATAATACGTTCCTTACTCCGGTGCAGGTGGCGCGTGAGGCATTGATGATCTTGAAAAACAACACGATAATGGGACAGCTTGTCAATCGTGATTTTGAGAATGAATTTGCTGAAGCTGGTGATACTGTTATGGTTCGCCGTCCAGCGCATTTCAAGGCGGATATGTTTGATCCTAAGACAGGTATTAAGGTTCAAGATGTTAATGAGGGCAGAGTTCCGGTAATCCTTGATACTATTACAGATGTTTCGTTCCCTATTAGTTCAAAAGAACTCACTCTTGATATTCAGGATTTTTCCACGCAGCTTATTGCGCCAGCTGTTACAGCGATTGAACAGGATGTTGATGAGCGGCTTTGCCAGTGCTATAAGGATGTACCGTATTATGTTGGTACACCGGGCAACACGCCAAATAGTGTAAGCAACATTACAGCAATCCGCAGAGAAATGAATGATAATAAGGTGCCAATGGATGGCCGTGTGTGCGTTCTTGATGCGGCTGCCGATGCAAAGCTTTTGGAACTTAGTGCCTTTAATAATGCCGGTTCGACTGGCGAAACAAATGCTATTATCAACGCGCAGCTTGGTCGTAAATTCGGTTTTGATTTTTACATGGATCAGAATATTTGCCAGCATAATAATGGAACACTGTCGAAATCGGCAACAATGAAGATTGCTGCTGAGGTCAAGGCCAATGTGAATACCGCGGTATTCACAGACGCTACACTCGTAGGTAACTTTAACAAAGGCACTATTTTTAAGTTTGCAGGTGATGATCGTCCATATGTTGTTATGAAAGATGCTGAAGCAACCAGCAATACGGTAACAGTAAGCTTCTATCCGGCAGCTCGTCAGACATTTGCAGCTAATACGGGAGTAGAAGTTATCGATAGCCATACGGCTAGCTTGGCATTCCATCGCAATGCATTTTCTCTTGTTACGCGTCCACTCTCAAAGCCGATGGGGATCTCTTCGGAGCAATATGCCATCATCAATGATAACGGTCTTTCAATTCGTGTCGTGTTCTCCTATGACATCAATAAAAAGCAGGATATATGTTCAATTGATATGCTAAGTGGTGTTCAGACCATGATTCCGGAACTCGCTTGCCGTGTTCTTGGCTGATTATGGTACGGTATAAAAAACTGAAATATGACAGCAGGATTGGTCTAGAGATTGTTGGACACGCTTCGGAATACTCAGAGCATGAAGGGAAAAATATTGTCTGTGCCGCTATATCGACTGTATGTGATATGGTGGCCATAGGCTGTATGCAATATGATCCATCGACTGAGGTAAAGCAGGACAATGGTTATATGACGATTACTTGCGAGATTATGCCGGAGACCGTAGCAATCATTTCAGCGGCCATTATGGAACTGTCTAGGATAAAAGAAAATTACTCATATTGTTTTGAAGGAGGAAATTTGGATGGAAGTAAAAACGGTAACCTTATGTAAGGATAATGAGACAATTATTGTGAATGAAAGTGATTTGAAGAATTTTGAAAAACTTGGTTATTTGGTAAAAGCTGTAGAGGCAGAAGGAAAGGTACCGGACCACTCCTCCCCTCCAGATGATAATAAGCCGGATGATACTGATGCTGGTAAGGGAAAAGGGAAGGCAAAGCAAACCGGGGCGGTATAAATTATGGAACTGAAAATTGATTTTGATGCTCAAACATTGCTTGCGGCAGCTGAAAAAGCTCCAAAAGAGACCGCGCAAGAAGTCAGACGTGCTTTGCTGGAATCATGCAGAGTAGTGCAGCGTACGGCGCGGCGGCAGCATTCTTTTAAATCTCGTACGGGTGCCTTGGAAAGAGCTATTGAGTATCGTGTTGAGCGCATGTCGTTAGAGGGTGTCATATGGATTCGCCCAGATGTAGCGCCTTATGGTGGTTATGTGCATAATGGGACAGGAATATTTGCTGGACATTCGCCATGGAAGGTGACCCCTACGAAAAAGAAGATGTTGCGTTGGTCTAAAGATGGGAAGTTCTTCTTCAGTAAGGGGCATGAGATACAAGGGCAGCCAGCAGATGAATTCCTTTATAGCTCTGCAGAAAAGAACCGTCAAAAAATCAATGATATATTTGCGAGACATATGGATGAGGCCATGCGGGCCGCTGATTTAAAATAGAGGTGGTGATAACATGTACTTTAATGCAGAGGCTGTCCGGGATTTGCTTTTGAAAGACAGGATTACGGATGAAGATATCCAGGAAAGTACAGATTATGTCAATGGAGTGGCAGTTCGTCTCAATGTGAGTCCAGACAGAATAAGAGTGCCAGTTGCATATCCTATACAGCAGCTGGCACTTTTTTATGCCCTTATGGTGTGTGCGCGGAATCAGTCTATTATGGTGGATGGACGGGATATGGAGGCTGGCGATGATCCTTATGAGAAAAAAAGGGCCATATATGAAAAGGAATACCAACGCTGGGAGGGGCGTATCACAGCTGAAACTTTTACAGGATTGTCGGGACGGGACACTGGCGAGGCTATACCGCTCACTACGAAAGTGAGGCGTAGCTGATGCAGCTGATGTGGTTTCCTTTTGTGATGAGTACAATCAAATACCTTCAAAGTATTCCGGAAGTCAGTACAAAATACAATATAGGAATCCTTGGGAATTTGCCGACAGGGGATAAATTATCCTCAATTGAGATTGACTGGGATAATGAATCTGGGGCAGCGGATGTGGTAAATACTGTAGGCGAAGTGGTTCTCTATTTGCTCATAAAGAATCGTACAGATGGAACTGATATGATGCAAGCATATCAGGAGCAATATCGGATACAGAATCTTATTTTGGAGAATATGCGGCTCTTACATGATTATATTTTAAGGAATCTTAAGACCGCGGTGAAGATATCTGCAGCGGGGGTGGCGCCTCTTGGTAAGCTTACCCGTCCATATTATAGCAATCAGCTTGTTATTGTGTTTGAATGGAAAAAATAGAAAGAGGGATGAAAATGGAACAAATAAAATTTGATTTGCAACGCTTTGCCACGCATGGCTTGGTTACACAAAAAAGTGCAGACAATCTTGATGTTGGGGCGGGTGAGTGGTCATTTTGCAATTTTGATACAGAAGCGAATCCACGAGGTACGTTTTTTTCGATGGGTTATTGTTCAGCGGCTACATTGGCCTGGAACATCAATTCGATAGTGAAACGTGATGCAACCCGTGGTACGCGCGAAAAGATTGCAGAGGCAGAGACGCAGCGTGATGTTGACCTTACGATTACGATGGATGAGAGTGATCCGCTCAAATATGCTTTGGCTATGTTTGGTAAGGCATCTATTAAGCATATCGTGGCGATGAATATCAACCAAGAATTTACTGTATCTCCAGGGGATGAGATTTTTCTTTTGGTTGACGGCAGTACGGCCGCATATAATTATACGGATCTTATTATCAAGAAAAAGAATTCGGTGGCAGCTACTATTGGTGTTGCTAGTTTTGATAAACAGGGCGGTATGGTGGCCTCTGCAGGTACGGTGACTTCGGGAGGAAGCTATACAGGTACTACAGCAGATGACTATTATGTGAAAGTTTTTAAGGCGAATACTACGAGTGGGACAATTACGGATGCAGAATTCCAATGGAAGAAGGGGGCGGCAGGTACTTATAGTTCAGCCATTGTAGTTACAGGGGAGGCGCAGACACTGGATGAAGGTGTAACTGTGAAATTTGCGGCCGGAAAATCGGGCTTGGATTTTGCTCTTGGGGATGAATGGAAAATAACGGTCGCCCCAGCTGGTGGTACCTTATCCATTGGCAAGGATTATGCTGCAGATAAGGTTGATGTGCAGAACGGGAAGATTCGTTTTTCGTTGGATTCATCTATAGGGATGGATGAGGTTGTTATCGTTAGTTGTAAGGTGCCGGAACAGTACATTCCGCGTATTTATTCGGGTGTGAAAAAGAAAATTGAGGGTGCTCTTCGGTTTGAATATGATCCGACACATGGACGTAATAAGGCATATCTTTTTTATCATGTATCGATTGCTCCAACTGGTGATGATGCACTAATTGGGGAAGATTGGGGTAGCAGGCAAATCAAGTGCTCAGTTCTTGCGGACCCGAGCCATGCAGATCCTGATAATGTAGAAAGCCGTTATTATCGTGTGGATTATCCAGGTAATGTTTCGGGCGTATTGGTTGATAGATGAGAAGGTTGATAAAGGTCGCTTGCAGTTTTGAGCGGCCTTTATTACTTTATCGGGAGAGGAGATAAAGTATGGCAGAAAATGAAATGGATATCTTGGTTTCATCGATTGGCCAAGATATTATACTTGCGGGGGAGAAGCTAACTATCAAGCCATATAGTTGGGCAAATACCATAAAAATGGCGAGACCGCTGGCTGTAGTTATGAATGCATTGTTTTTGAATTATAAGGCATTGGGACAGTTGCTGGATGATATAACTCCTGAGGAAGAAAATGTGAAGGTGAAAAAGGAAAAAAAATCCGAAACAACGCGAAAAAAAGTTAATGGAGACAATGTTTTCCATAAGTGTATGAAATTGTCTGATTTTATTAGTACTTTACAGAACGCAGATGAGCTTATAGATGCCATTGCAGAGATGATGTCTATGGCTGTGGGTAAGGAAAAAGCGTTTGTGATTGCTCTTTTGCCAGATGATGCATTTACACTTGGACATACAATATATGAGGTAAATAAGGCTTTTTTTACCAAACGGCTGGGGCCGATGCTGATGGAAATGGAAAAGACAGAGGAGAAACAAGAGAAGTAACGCCATATGAAGTGTTGCAAAAGTTGATCTCTCACGGGCATACGAAACAAGAAATTATGCAAGGATATAGTATGCCGGAGATTAAACTGTTTTTTGAAAAAGCGATGGCGGAAGAATTTGCAGCCCGAGCAGATATGATTGAGGATGTAGCTGCCGGTATTGGTGGAACTTTTGGTGGATTCAAGGAATTACGGCCGATGTTGCAAGAGTTGAGAGGTGATAGGCGTGGCAGGAAATAATACGATTGAAGTCCATATTACCGCGGAAAATGAAAAATTTGTCGAGAAGATGCGTCAGGTCGTTGACGCAATCGGAGAAGCAAAAGGCAAATCTGAACGTGCTTCGACAAGTTTTGGTGGGTTTGGCTCAAGTCTTGCAAACATCAGTATGATTGTTACAGGTGCTTATGCGGGACTGTCAATGCTAAAAACAGCAATCGATGGTACCATTGGCTCTGTCATGAAATATAACATGGATATGGAGAACAATGAGGCCGCGTTTGAAGTGTTTTTGGGAAATTCTCAGCTTGCCACACAGTATCTCAATGACTTGAAAAAGATAGCTGCAGATACACCGTTTGATTTACCGGGTGTCACTGCAGCTGGCAAAAAATTGTTGGCGTTTGGATTTGATGCGCAGACATCACTCAAGATGTTGCGTACTATCGGTGATGCGTCGGCTGGCATTGGCTTGGGGACAGAGGGAATCGACCGTATTACCTTGGCTCTTGGACAAATCAAGGCGAAGGGCACTGTCATGGGAGATGAGATTCTTCAGCTCACAGAAGCAGGCATTCCAGCGCAAGAAATATTGGCAGAAAAACTGCATCTTACTGCGGATCAGGTAAGGAATATCGGCGATGCTGGCATTGATGCCGATACTGCTATAGAAGCCTTGGTTGAAGGCATGGATGATAAATTTGGTGGTATGGCTGAAAAACTATCTGATAAGATGATGGGGCTTCTTTCGACAATCAAAGATAATGTTATGAATACAGGCGGTTTCCTTATGGAGCCGCTTTTTGAATCTGTTGAGAGAGGCCTAGCCAAAGTACGCGATGCTTCGGATAAGCTGACTGCTGCAATAAATGGGCAAGGGGATATTGACGAAAATGCCGGTGTTCTGCGTGTTATCGTAAAGATACAGACAGGTATAGAGGAAGCGACGAATCTCTTCGTGAAGTTTACCGAGCTTTTCGGTGCTTACGATGACGACGGCAAGTTTTATTTTTCGGAAGAAGCATTGGAATCATTTTCAAAAGCGGGTGCCTTGTTAGAGCAAGCCGGCGGTTTTATGTTGGATATCGGCGATGCCATGATATCTATGTCACCGGTTGCAGGAGAAGTATTGGATCGTCTTGGTGGATGGTTGTCTGTTCTTATTCGCATTGCCGATACAATTGTAAACGCAGTAAAAGGTGGAGCTGACGAAGCGAATACATCCTTTGGGACAACAAAATATATTGTTGATCTTATTGTGGATGCCTTAGTAGGTTTTTTTGTGCTGGAAAAAATAATAACGATGGCGCAAGCATTACAGACAGCATTTACGCTTGTGCGGGAAACCGTTGTAGCTGTACGGACTGCAATCAAAGAAGCATCTGTAGCGCAAGCGGTTCTTAATGCACTTACGGGAGCAATGAAGGGCCCGGTAGGTTTGGCGTTGGCAGCAGCGGGGACAGCTACTGCGATTGGTGCGGGTTATGCCATCCGGAAATCATTGGATGGTATGGGTGATGCGCAACCATCCAATGGGGGTAAGGCCGAAGAAAATTATCAGGCTCTTATGCAGAAGCTCAGTAATCAAAAAAATGCAAAATTGCCATATCCGGGGAAAAAGCCAAGTGCGCTAGAGGGCGGTGATAATAAGAAAGCCGTACAGGCAGCCCAAGCGGCTATGAAAGACCAAGTCCAGTATTTGAAGGATAACCTGGCAGATCAGTTGGAATATTTCAAGGACAAAATGGATGAAATTGAACTGGAATTTAAGCAAGGTGCACTTTCCATCCAAGAGTACTATGAGCAAAAAGAAGCAGTTAAGCAGGATGAGACACAAGCTAGAATTGATGAAATCCAAGCTGAAATTGCTACAGTCGAGAGTGCGCCGTATGAACATGAATCGGATCGTCAGAAGGAACTTAGGAGCCTGAACCATGAACTCAATAAATATACCAGGCAACTTGAAAAAATTACACAAACGCAGAAAGAAATTGCAGATGTTACATTGCAGGCCAAACAAGAAGAGGCTCGTGTTAAAGCTCTCGCAGCCATGGGCGGCCCTCTGGATAGCAAAGGCCAGCCGCAAGTATTTAATAACGATGATAAGTCAGTCGTTCAACAAGAGGCACAAATTCAGCAACTTCTCGAGGAATGGGGCAAAGGCAAGGGAATAGATGCATCCTATGTCGATGCTGTTATGAATTCATCTTTGAAATACGGTGTCGACCCTCGTATGGCACTTGCATTGATGCAGCAAGAATCGGGTGGTAATCAGGATGCAGTGTCTCCAGCTGGAGCTATTGGCCTTATGCAACTTATGCCGGAGACTGCAGCGTCGCTTGGAGTAGATCCATACGATGCTATCCAAAATATTGATGGTGGAATCCATTATCTAGCTGATCAGTTGGTCGAATTTGGTGGAGATTTTACAAAAGCAGTAGCTGCTTATAATGCAGGCGCTGGAAAAGTGCAGCAATATAATGGCGTCCCACCATATAAGGAAACCCAAGATTACGTTAAATCCGTGCAGGATAATTATGGAACTATGGGATATATTCCAGATTTACGCACCATAGCGGGAGCTTTACCAAAAGCGTATGCAGATGCCTATGCACAGGCAGATATTATCAATAAGCAGAGCCAGCTTACAGGCCGTGGTTACGCTGCACCATCTGGAAATACATATCATGGTTTGGATACGCGAGTTATTGATGTAAACACGGAAGACGAAAATGTCACCAATGTATCGAATATGCAGGACATCTTCAAAAATGCCCTCAATGGGGTAGCCAAGGACTTTTTCGAACAGACAGGTCAAAAATTGATGCTTACGGGTGGAGCGGAAACAGGGTACCATGCTCCTGGCGAATGGGGACATGAAGGTGGCTGGAAAGCAGATATAGTAAATGTCGGTGGATTTAGAGATTTATTTGTAAAGTTGGCCGAGAAATATGGAATCGCTGTTGGTAACGAAGGAAATCATTATGACTTGTCTGGTGCGCAAGGCGGTGTGGGTGGCACTCAAATTACATCGAATGCAACCGGAACGCTGGATCAGCAGCGAGATATTAGCCGTATAGATGCCAGACAGCTTGTCAATAATACCACTTTGCATAATGCCGATTCTGCTGAGGCGTTTGCAAAATATGAAAAAGATATTCTAGACAAATTAGGCATTGATTTGAAATTGGCACAGACCATGTCGAAGGGCATGCAGCAGGAAATGGCAATTGAGGCTATTAAAACTGCCCAGGAAATGCGTAAATATGGATCAAGCGATAATGCAGAAACTAGAGATAAGTTGCAGGCATTGTATAAAGAAAATATTTATGGCATTCAAGTCAAATATGTTAAGCAAGATTTGGAACTTAATGTCAAGGATTTACAGGATTCAGCAACTAAGATGGGATATCGGATTTCACTTGGCCTGTCCGACGCTAAAGAAGCGGTTGAAAAATATTTTGGCGACTTTGTTGATGGGATAGATGGCACTACCAAAAAGGTCAATGCTGCCGGGATGCCGAAATTGGATCTTGTTGGCAATCAAATTCATGCATTGCAGGAGGCAATGGTACATTACCAGAACAATGGTGGGCTAAAAGAATACTGGTCAATTAAAGAAGAAATCGATAAAGTTTTCTCTACGCTTGAGAATATTTATAAAGGCTGGATTCAGCGTATTGATGATTATGCAGCTTTCCGGACGAATCTCGTAGAAAACAGCTACACTATGACTACGGGACAAAAAGATGACGCGAAAAAAGTTATTGCGGCTAAGAAAGCCAAGGATGAAGGGGTTGTACAAAAGGCCGAACTGCAAGCATATCGTAATTTATTGGCAGGAGATAGGAGAGAACTATCCAAACAGCAGGAAATTTCGCGTAATAGCAAAGATGGTAGTCCAGAAAAGCAGGATGCAGATTCGATGGTGTCTGTACTGAATGCGCGGATTCAAAAATTGCAACTTATCACGATTCCTGGTCTGCAGGAATCCATACTTCTGAATAAACAACTCGAAAAGATGCCTACGCTCTTGGAAAAGGTGCGACAATCCAGTAAGCAGGCTTTGGAAGATGGATTGGTTACATTTTTGACGGATGGTATTGACCAGGCTGACAATCTGTTGGAAGCATTGGGAAATTTGCTTACTTCTATTTTAAAATCCATACAGAAAGTTTTTGCAGAGTCCATAACGAAAAATTTGATGAATCAATGGTTTCCTGTGCATGACATGGATCCATTGCAGAATACGGGATATAATCCGTCTTTTGGTTATACTGGAGATATTACGAAGCCATTTAATAAGTCCGGGCCGTCCTTTTTGTCAGGTAACAATAATGCCCAGAATACAGGGTATGATGACCACTTTGGTTATTCTGGGAATCTTCTGGATGGTTTTACACAACAGACAGGACAGCTTAGTGGTGTATTAAGTAAATCTGTAGGCTATGCATCTACATTTATTTCGCAGGGTAATGCGTTTTTGCAGTCGATTGACGAGTTTGCAATCCATGCAATCACAACGCTACAATCTGCAGCAACAAAGCTTAGTGGGGCATCGGGTACAACATCGGCTTCAGGTACGGCTTATACATTTGCAGTTGGGAATCTTGCAGATGTGGCGCGTAAAGCTACGGGTGGAGCAATAGATGGTCCAGGGACAGAGACTAGTGACAGCATACCAATAATGGCATCCAAAAAGGAATATATGGTACGGGCAGCAGCACATAAGAAATATGGAACGCCGATGATGAATGCCCTCAACAATGGCAGACTGTATGAATATCTACAGAACACACTTGGACGGATTAACAATGGAACATTTGGTAACATTCGTGTGAAAGTGCCTAAGTTTGCACGTGGTGGTGCTATTGGCAGTGCTGGATCATCTGCAGCGAATCGGTTTACCGCTGATTTTGGTGCAAATATCAGTACCCCAGTAAATCTTACCAATAACACGTATGTGGATGGGCATCGTATTTTTGACGCATATGGGCAAGGCCTGGTTCGTAGCGAAGTTAGAAAAGAGATGGTGAAAAATGCGAAACTTCATTCTGAAATAGGCAAAAGAATGCGATAGGCATTTTCCACCTGTTGCCATATAGTTCATTATTTTATTGGAATTTACTACGGATCGGTCATTATTTGCTATGAGCAAGTAAGCTTTCGTGCATGTTTGCTTCTTTTTGGAAGGCATATATAAGGATATAATGAAATAAAATAGCATGGAGGCGGTTTATGTTGGCAATGACTAAACAGAATAAATGGATTCTATATGGCGTGATGCTCCTTCTCTTTATTGGTATTTCGGCTGCAGAAATGACATCATGTATGCTGGATAGGCAAAGGGCTGATAATCAGCATGCACAGAGTGCATATGAGGAAATAAAGAAAGATTACGATGTTGGAAAATATGAAGATGCGCAAAAAAAGTTAGACAAGTTGAAGAGTCAATATAAGGATTCTGAGTATACAAAGAATGCAATGGCCGATTTTAAGGACATTCCTGATAAAATCAAAGCTAAAAAAGAGCAAGAGCAGCAAGCTGCTGAGGCTAAGCGTCAGGCGGATGCGCCTAAGCTGGAGAAGGTGGTCGATGGTTATAATAATGCGTTAAGCAATAACGACTACAAAATTCTGTATGCAGGCATGGAAGTAAAAGGAAATCATGTTATTATTTACGTAACGAATTATTGGAATGTGGTTTCGAAGGACGTAAAAATAGCGTACATCAAGCAATGTGCTATAGCTTGGGAAGGATGGCATAAGTCATATGATGTAGATTGTAATCTTTCAAATTGGAATTTTGATTTCATAAATAAAGCTTCTGGTCGTAAGGTAGCAACCTGGGGTAGTGTACGCGGCCCGGTATTGAAAGACTGATGTATAGAGCACCTCTTCGGGGGTGCTTTTCTTACGGCCTATGCTGATAAAATTTCATGTCTGCATATTGTAAAATGGTATCATATATGGTACCATGAAAAGAAGGAAGGAGAAATGTTGTTGAGCCAAATAGAAAAGCTTTTACAACGAATTAGGAACAATCCTAAGACTGTTCGGTTTGAAGAACTAGAAAAAGTTTTACAAAAATCCGGTTTCCGGTGCCGACAGCCAAAAGGCGGTTCCAGCCATCATACGTATACGAAAGGAGGTAATCCGATGATACTGACGGTTCCTTATAAAGAGCCGTATGTAAAAGAAATTTATGTTAAATTGGTTATTAAAGCATTGGAAGAAAAAGATGGATAAGGTGAGTAGGCCATTCTCGGTCTGCGGTTTATCTAGTTTATTATAAATATCATGCTAGAAAGAGGTGAAAAATATGAAAAAAAATATAGATTATTATATGAAATTACCCTATAGAGAAATCGTAGAAGCATCTTCTGAGGGCGGGTATATTGGCTATATTCCAGATCTGAACGGATGTATTACTCAGGCAGAAACAAAAGTTGAGTTATTAGATATGCTGGAAGATGCAAAAAAATGTTGGATTGAAACTGCTTTAGAGGAAGGGTTAGATCTTCCTGAACCAGCTCGTGATGATGATTTTAGTGGCAAATTTAATCTTAGATTACCTAAGAGCTTGCATAGAAATTTAGCTATGAGTGCAAAGGCTGAAGGCGTAAGTTTGAATCAAATGGCAATGTGTCTTATTGCAAGTGGACTCCATGTTTCAGTAACTAAATAATATAAAGTAGACCGTTTGGAAACAGACGGTCTTTTCTTATGCGCATTTTTAAGGAGGGATTCATTTGGCAGTATTAAACGCAACGGCAACAACGGTAAAACAGATGCTGCAGGATATAACATCGTTTCTGATAGATGCCCAAAATTTTTCGGCTGGAACTGCTTGGCAGCTCATGCGGCCAGCGGTTATCGATGCCAGTACAACGGAGGTTATAGTCAAGGGTGTCGGTGATGGCAAGGATGAAATCTATATCGGCATGAAAATCAAAGCGCAAGGAACGGATCAGGAAAATATTCTCCTCAATGGTTTTTGCGGCTATGATGCAAACCTAGAATGGTATGAGCAGCCAGGCGCTATTTATAAGGACTGTCTGCCATGCGTACCGCTGGCTAAAGATGTATTTATGACCTATTGGCTCACCGCTAATACCACCCGGATTACACTGCATGTCGAAATGTCAAACCAATATGAGACTGCCTATCTGGGTTTCATTACACCGGTGGCCATCGAGCGGCAGTATCCGTATCCATTGGCAATTGGAGGCAGCGCCTATGATGGTATGCTGTGGAACGATAAGGGCGATGCCCATAGTGCTTACTTTGCGCCGCACATTTCAAAAGAGGGATTTTCAGCGTTATGCATCCGGCGTCCGGACGGTGTATGGCGCTATGGTGGTAGCACGCTCTTGACTTGGCCCATCAATACAGCGCCGGTTGACACACTCACGGTGTATAAAAAATCCAGCCAGGAAGCCACGATGGAAGACCATATGTTGTATCCGGTCATGCTCTATGAAACGGATCCGGTCGGCATGCTTGGTGTGTTTGATGGCCTGTATTGGATTGGTGGCCGTGCTGACTTATCGGTTAAAGATAATGTCATTTACAAGGATAAAACCTACAAGATTTTTAACAATATCTTTCGGCGCGAAGATGACCAATATCACGTCATAGAATGGGCGTGAGGGTATGGCCATAAAAGTTATGAAAGGAACAGCGGCCAGTTTTGACGACCTTATCACGCAGATCATCGCCTGGGTGACGGACAAAACTGTCCATGGGGATGATGCCTGGACGCTCATGCGCAATGTGCCATGGCCAAGCGGTACAATCCTGCGGGCGGCTGGACGGAAGTCAGGTGAATATCAATACATCGGTCTGCTGCCGAATGCAATTAAAAAAGGAAAAACCTATGCGGACTGGTTCCTGCAAAGGGAAAATCTGGCCACATATTTCGTATGGTCTGCTGCAGGACTGAACAGGCCGGGGCAGAATTTTGATGTGGGAGGAATGCCGTTTACAGATACACCGGATATCTTCGAGGCATCTGC